GCCAACGATTTTGTTGATGATGTTATTAACTATAATTTTGGTATCAAATATCAAGGCGAACATAAGATCTGGACATTTAAATTCGGAGTTGACTATGCAGATATCTATCAAGAAGGTTTAGATAAGTTTGGTCTGGTGAAATACGACTTTAAGATAACTCCAATAATATTGGGTCTGACAGAAACCATATTGCCAGAACTTGCAGTGTTTGAACCTAAAGGTCCATGGAATAACATATACTTTAAAAGTTTGAAAAATTAGTTAAATATATTAGATGCTCAAAGGCATTCATTAAGGCACATATTAAGGCACATTGTTAAGGCTCACTCAAAAGACGGCATCGCTCACTTAGGAAGGCGAGATGGCCAAACCATCAGAAATTGAAAAAGAGAGTCTAGAAGCCCACGTTGAGATATGTGCTGTAAGGTACAGCAACTTGGAAACTAAACTAGAAAATCTCGAACACCGTATGGACAAACTTGAAGGCTACTTGGTTGGCATCAAGGACAGTCTAGACGAGAAACTAGAAGGTCGTGGCAAACAAAGTGTCAGCACCTTAGTCAGCATCTTAGGCATAATCCTAGCAGGTCTTATTGGATTTATCGGCCACGCACTCTTCAAGTAATAAATACTTGCATGAAGATCGTAGAACTATATAATAATATCCTGTTGCCCGTCAACAACGAAGAAGCAGAATTGCTTGAACGTTTTATTGGTGCAACTCCCGTAGCCAAAAGTCACCTAGATGAGCGTGAACAGATACTAGCTAATCAATTAACAGTCAAAGACGTGCTTCTACGAACCAATGAAAATGGCAAAATCTACTACAAAAAACGCACCGGTTGAGTTTGATGTTGAAAAGATACAGCGTTTTACACAACAAGAACTAGCCCGATTAACTAATACCCCCAGTGAACTACCTTTTTGTTATCAATTAGGTACTGATGTTCTCGTGGGTCGATATCGTGTTCAGAAGATCGATGATCGCTGTTGGCGTGTAATGCTAAATCATCAACAGTTATTTGACTTTTTCAATCGCAAGGATGCTATCTACTACTGTATAGCTCTGCATAAACAGCAGACACAGCTGGCCCGAGACATACAGCAGTGCGACAGCCTGCTAAATCGATTAGAATTTGATGCAGCATTATATCGCCTACGCTACAAAAAAGCTCAGCAAATACAGGATAGTTGGGGTGAAGAATACTATTCAGCACGCTACACACAGACCATGGATCGCATAGAACAAGCCAAAAAAGAATTAAGGAAATCTTTAAACTTGGCTAAATATATTAAACTGTAATTAGGAAATTAACCATGAAACTAGCAGAAATGTCTACAAAATCAACAAAAAGAATCAACAAAGTTATGGAAAGCCGCTTTGGTTTTGCCATCAACTTTGATAGCTTGACTGTTGAACGTGCAGAAAAACTAAGCGAAACTATCGCTGCGAATTTAAATAAAATTCGTCACAGTGTAGCATTACACACAGCAGAAACAAATCCACGTTACATGGAATTGCTAACTGTGCAAGAAGGCCTAAACACATGGCTAGAACAACAACGTACTCAACTAAATGAAGGCGAAGTTGGCAATGCAGAAGTACTATTAGCTGCTAAAGACATGGTAGATTCAGTTCAAGATGCCATCGAAAAAGTAGGCAAAATGCAAAATGAACAATTACCCCAATTACTAGATAGTATCCGTGATCAAATTGGTAGCGAACAAGCTGAAGCATTTAAAGGTGCAGTAGGTACAACATTAGAAACTCTAATGCAAAATCTACAGGCAGCACGTGAAGGTGTTGACAATGGAGTTCGTGTATTGTCAGGTGAGCAAGTTGATCAACCAATGGCTATGCCTGGTGATGCAGAATTACCTCCAGCACCAGCTAGTGATCTAGACCAAGAAGAAGGTGATGCATTTAGTGCCACAGATGCAGCAGTAGGCGGCACAGAAGAACTAGGTCGCGAACAGCGTTAATCGTGCGCTTACATGAATTCAATCATGGCCCAACAAATACTCCAGAATCTAATTTACTAACGGCTCTGGAGCTTATTCAACACCGCTACAAAGATAAAGAAAAACTCCCTAACGTTAGCACACAAAGCCTTATTAATCTAGTACGTAATACAGATCGTACTTTTGATTATGAAGCACTAGTACAGGCCAACGAAACAAATCCAGCAGTAAAAAATCTCATTAAATCATACAATAAAGATTTTGTTGAATTAAATCAAATACAACCAGTGGAAGATGAAACGGAAACCACTACCAACATCGGTGATGAAACCACTGATGCCCCTGTAGACACAGTAGCAAACATGGCCAAACGTGCTGCTAAGACACGCGGCGCCGCATTATAACCAAAAGCACTTGACATAGCACGATAAATACTGTAGTATTTTACTATACTATTGGAGATTTATAATATGGCTTATTCAGAAAAAGTTCTAGACCATTACGAAAATCCTCGTAATGTGGGCACCTTGGACAAGAATAGTCCAGACGTAGGTACTGGCATGGTTGGTGCACCTGCCTGCGGTGATGTGATGAAACTACAGATTGAAGTGCATGAAGGAGTTATCACAGATGCTAAATTTAAAACGTATGGTTGCGGCAGTGCTATTGCTAGTAGTAGCCTTGTCACCGAGCTCCTCAAGGGCAAGACGCTGGACGAGGCTCAGACCATCAAAAACTCACACATCGCAGAAGAACTCGCGCTACCGCCCGTCAAGATACATTGCTCGGTGCTTGCAGAAGATGCGATCAAATCGGCTATAGCAGACTATAGAAAGAAAAATGAAGAAATCGTCCATTGAAAGTCCTTGCATATCAATTTGCCGCTACGAGGATGAAGTCTGCGTGGGCTGTGGTCGCACGGTAAATGAAGTTGTTGGTTGGTATGACATGACTGATGATGAAAAATTAGCAGTGCTGTCTAGGCTTGACGAAAAGAACAGAGGATCGTTCTCGGATTGGATATGATAACCCTAACAGATATAGCTGCCACCAAAGTAAAAGCCGCCATAGATAATCGTGGTAGTGGTATTGGCATGCGCCTTGCAGTGAAAACCACTGGTTGCAGTGGTATGGCCTACGTGCTAGAGTTCGCAGACCGGCTGTTTGAAGGTGATGTTGAATTCATTGACAAAGATGTTAGGTTAGTCATAAGCCTGAAAGATCTGACCTATCTCGACGGAGTGCAGGTCGACTATCAGAAGAAAGGTCTTAACGAGGGATTTGAGTTCATAAATCCCAACGAATCTGCACGCTGTGGTTGTGGCGAATCATTTACTGTCTAGTTTCAAAATATTCAAAAATTGGGTTAATTATTTCCTTGGTTAGTCGATCCATTATTATACCCCTATCAAAAAATAAATCATGATTGTGTTGTAATTTATCTAGTGTAATTTGATCATAGGGTATATGATTATAATTTCTAATACTAGATATGACTTTTTCAAATCGAACATCAAAATCTATAGAAATATCATAAGTTTCGTCAAACAAATTTTCATAAGTTTCAAATCCGTTATCCCTTAGGTGCTGTAATATTCCAGATTGCCCAAGTATTACAAACGGGTGATAGAAGGCCAATGGTTTATATGTTTTTTCGGATATGAAAAAATATTCTGTATCAACTCTTGTTTCCGCAACTATGCTAAAATATGTATCATTATACCAACTCGGATTAAAATGATTGTATCTGGATGAACTAAAAACTTCATCATCGGGTAAATATATGCCTTTATCAACATAGCTGTAAATTAAGTTATCTAACAGATCAGCCATACTATTTACTAATTGATCACGATACGGTTTGTAATTCCACAATGGCATCAAAGCTAATTTTTTATATGTTTTGTTAGGAATATAATTTTGTTGTCCTATAGAAATATAATATAAAGATTCACTGTACCAAAACCAATTTTTATTAGTTAGTAGCATAGAATTATTTAAACTGTTGGCAGGACCACTGTTCCATAAGTGTTCTGTGATTATTTTATAATTTTGATCTTGAAAAGGTCTGGCCCAGTCTGATTCGTTCGCGCTATACATAACAACAGTATTCGACTTATCATAAGTTGGATTATCTTCAATGAAAATAACTTTAAAAAAATCGTGTAGGATATCTACTATCCAATAATTATTGAAACTATTGCGATTATTGTGTGATAATAATAAATTAATTTTTTCCATATAAACTATTTACTTTAATAGAGAGAAGCTATATACTATTAATATGCTTATAGAAAAATACAACTATACCACCATTAATCGAGAATCAATGGAAGGTAAACGTCTTTATACTCTGCCAGATGGTAGTAAAGTCCCTTCAGTAACTACGATTCTTGACAAGACGAAACCACAAGAAAAACGAGAAGCTCTTGCTAATTGGCGTAAATCAGTAGGTGAAAAACGTGCTACTGAAATTACTACAGAAGCCGCAGGGAGAGGTACACGTATGCACAAGTTCTTAGAAGATTATGTGCGTAACAATCGAACACTAAATGATCCAGGATCAAATCCCTACAGCGTTGAAGCACACAGCATGGCCCGTGAGATCATAGACAATGGGCTTGTAAAAGTGCAGGAAGTATGGGGTATAGAAGTGCCTTTATATGTTCCAGGACTTTATGCAGGTACTACAGATGCTTGTGGCTTATATCAGGGTCAACCCTCGATTTTAGACTACAAACAGACTAATAAACCCAAGAAAACCGAGTGGATTGAAGACTATTTCCTTCAATTATGCGCCTATGCAGCCGCTCATAACGAAGTCCATGGAACTGATATACGTCAGGGGGTAATACTTATGGCAGTAGCACCAAAACCCAACGAACGTCCAGAATTCCAACACTGGGTTTTACAGGGCAACGAATGGAATATTTGTATGGATCGCTGGTTCGATAGAGTTGAGCAGTATTATAAGTTAGCATAAATACTAGATAACGACTTAAGGTGACAACATGGCTGTTTTAGAAGTAGCAAAGATACAGGTACGCAGTGGACTCCAAGAAAATCTTCCAGCACTAGATACAGGTGAATTTGGTTGGTGTGTAGACACACAACGCCTATTCATTGGTAAAGGCACGCTAGCAGAAGGTGCACCAGAAACTGGTGTAACCGAGATCTTAACAGAATACAGTATTGGTCTTATTAGTATAGATATTGCTACGCTTGAAGCAAATGTCGCTAATCTTACAGCTAATGTTACTACACTACAGTCAAACGTAGCGGCTTTACAAACAGCTATATTGTTTAATTCAGTTACCTTGTCAGATAATACTAGTGCGGCTAATGTGATCTACAGTGGAAATAATGTAGTCCAAATAACTACACTAAAATCAGACAGCTTAGAATACAGTATAACCAGAGGCACAACCAGCAGAGTTGGTACAATTAAAGTAACTAACTCAAACGGTGTTCCGTATTTTGAAGATGACTATAGTGAAACAGCAGTCACTGGAGTTACACTAAATTTTGCTAATATTGGCGGAAACGCAGTTCTACAATACACCACTACTTCTACTGGTAGTGATGCTACATTCAACTATCAGCTAACAACCTACACGGTCTAAACCATGTGGACGAATTTTTGGAATCTGCGTGTCAATGATAGACTTGCAGAATGGAAAGATTTTCGACACAAACTAAGTGATTTACCTAGAGATCAAGCTATCCAAGAGCTTAATACGTTATGGAGCACTGCTCCTTACGTAACCTATTATTTGGACCCAAGTGACCCAACAAGTTGGCCAGATCCCTGGACCTTGTTAGCCGAAAATTACTATTGTAACGTTGCAAAATCATTAGGAATAGTATATACTATATACTTTACCAGCCATAGAAATATGGCGATGGACTTGCGTGTTTACTATGATTACAAGGACAAGGAACGTTATACAGTAGCCTATTTGGATCAAGGAAAATATATTCTTAATTACTGGCCCTACGAAATAGTAAATACAAAACAAGTAGAAGAAAAGCAGATGCACCTGCTTTATCAATATTCAAGCACAGATTTAAAGTTAGACAAATATTAAAACAAGAGGTTTCAAGTGAGCACTATTCAAGTCAAGAAACGCAGTGGGCAGGTCGTACCACTAGATTTAACAAAATGGCAGGCACAGGTAGCCAAAGTATGTCAAGGCGTAGCCGATGTCAGCCAGTCAATGATTGAAATCAAAGCTCAACCACATTTTTACGATGGTATCAGCACACGTGAAATTGATGAAATTACTCTACGTGCTATCGTTGACCTAATTGACGTAGAACATAATCCAGATGTTGGTCATACTAACTATCAATTCGTAGCAGGAAAACAAAGACTGTCAATGCTACGCAAAGATATATATGGTGACTATCAAGTTCCACACTTATACGAAATCGTTAAAACTAATGTAGCCACTGGACTATACACAGAAGAATTATTATCTTGGTACACAGAAGATGAGTGGAACAAGATGGAAGAACTTATTGATCATGCTAAAGATGAAGACTATAGCTATGCGGCCATCGAACAACTAATTGAAAAATATCTAGTTAAAAATCGTTCAACAAAACAGATTTATGAAACACCACAGATTCGCTATATGGTCGCCGCTGCCACGGTGTTCCACAAAGAGAATCCCAGTCAAAGACTAAAATACATTAAAGATTACTATACCTGCGCCAGTGACGGATTGTTCACGCTCGCCACTCCAGTACTCGCTGGCTTGGGTACCCCTACAAAACAATTTAGCAGTTGTGTGCTAATTAAATCAGATGATGATTTGGATAGCATATTTGCATCCGGAGAGATGATGGCCAAGTATGCCAGCAAACGTGCTGGCATTGGTCTAGAGATAGGTCGTTTGCGCCCATTGGGGAGTCCTATACGAGGCGGGGAAATCATGCACACTGGTATGATCCCCTTCCTTAAGAAGTGGTTTGGTGACTTACGTAGTTGTTCACAAGGCGGCATTCGTAATGCAAGTGCTACGGTATTTTATCCTATATGGCATCATCAGTTTGATGACCTAATAGTATTAAAGAACAATCAAGGCACAGAAGAAACACGTGTGCGTCACATGGATTATGGTGTGGTATTAAACGCTATGTTCTGGAGACGTTTTAAGAATAAAGAAAATATCACATTCTTTGATCCTAACGAAGTACCTGACTTGTATGAAGCGTTCTATAAAAATACAAAACTTTTTGAAGAGTTGTACGTTAAGTATGAACGTCAAAAAGGTCTGCGTAAAAAAGTTCTAAGTGCAGAAGAAGTATTCAAAGGTGGCATACTAAAAGAACGTACAGACACAGGTCGTATCTATCTTGTGTTTATCGACAATGTTATGAAACAAGGCCCATTTGATCCGGAATATCATACCATCTATCAAAGTAATCTCTGTTGCGAAATTTTACTACCCACTAAGAGTTTCAAACGCTTAGATGACGCCAATGGTCGCATTGCCCTGTGTACACTTGGTAGTATCAATTGGGGAGCATTCCGCAACCCAGAAGATATGAAACGTGCTTGTCGCATTCTACAACGTAGTCTATGTAATATTTTAGATTACCAAGACTTCTTAAGCATACAAAGTAAATTAAGCAACGATGAGATACAACCACTAGGTATCGGTATTACCAATCTTGCTTATTGGCATGCTAAAAAGAATCTACGCTATGGCGAGAAAGATGCGCTACAAGAAGTTAAAACGTGGATAGAACATCAGGCATTCTACTTAACAGAAGCAACGGTGGAGCTGGCTAAAGAACGTGGGGCATGTCTACACAGCGAACACACACGTTATGGTAAAGGTTATTTCCCCTGGGAGAATCGTGCTAAAGGTGTAAACAAACTTGCTGACTTTACTCCGACACGTGAACTAGATTGGGAACAACTACGTAGCGATATGCGCTCATATGGTGTGCGTAATGCTACACTGATGGCTATCGCTCCTGTTGAAAGTTCAAGTGTGGTAATTGGTTCAACCAATGGTATTGAAATGCCTATGAGTTTGATTTCAGTTAAAGAATCTAAAGCAGGTAGTTTCATACAGGTAGTACCAGAATACAATAAACTAAAAAATCGTTATCAACTTATGTGGGAACAAACTGACTGCGATGGTTATTTAAAAACTGCGGCAGTGTTAGCGGCTTATGTGGATCAAAGCATTAGTACAAATACTTTCTACAACCCAGCACATTGGGCGGATCGTAAAGTACCAAGCACGTTAATAGCTAAGAATTTAATGCAGGCACATGCTTGGGGTATCAAGACATTCTACTACAGCCTGATCAATAAACAAGGTGCAAAAGCAGATGCGGAAATTGCACCAACATTAGCGGCACAACCAGATGAAACCGATGACGATTGCGAGGCATGTAAACTATGAGTAAAGAACAATATAATTTATCAACAAAGACTAACTATCTACAACGTAAGATGTTCCTGGATCCAGCAGGTCCTGTGACTATCCAACGTTTTGAAGAAGTAAAATATAACAAGATTGCTAACTTTGAAACCACTGCTAGAGGATTCTTTTGGCAACCAGAAGAGGTCAGCTTGACCAAAGACAGTCAAGATTTCAAAGATGCCAGCGATGCTGTTAAACATATCTTTACCAGCAACCTGTTGCGTCAGACAGCCTTAGACAGTCTACAAGGTCGTGCGCCTAATCAAGTATTTGGTCCAGTGGTGAGTCTGCCAGAACTAGAAGCACTTATCAGTAACTGGAGTTTCTTTGAAACTAATATACACAGCAAGAGTTACAGTCATATTATCCGTAACATCTACAACGTGCCTAAAGATGTATTTAACACTATCCATGACACTGAAGAGATCGTAGGCATGGCCAGTAACATCGGCAACTACTATGATAAGTTACATGTGATTAATTGTCGTAAAGAAATGGGTAATAAGATAGATGAACGTGATCACATCAAAGCCATATGGTTAGCTCTACATGCTAGTTATGGTTTAGAAGCATTCCGTTTTATGGTATCATTTGCTACAAGTTTGGCTATGGTCGAAAACAAGATTTTCATTGGCAATGGTAATATTA